TGGAGCAGCAGGAAGGTATGCTTCCCCGCTTCATTCTCGGGGAAGAAATGCCGGGTTACGACTTACCATTCTGAGGGCATAATCTCGCCGTATTCCCCGAAGATAACCTCTTTGACATATCCCTCTGTACGTGCTTCGTTCCCAACGTGAGAATAACCCTCGTAGTTGGTGTCATTGAACTTCGACGGGTCGGAGCATACAAACACTTTTGACAGGTTGTCGCCTCCGTTATCTGTTGTCGGGCTGATACGCACGTTGATACCGTCCGTCCACTGCCACAGATGCCCGAACGGATTTTCTATACCCCTGTATCGAGGAACGTCGAAAGTCTTTGTTATAGTGCTGTCGTCGTTGGCGGCGGTGTATGAAACCGTACCCGTGCTGTTTCCGAGCGTGTCGGTGTGTCCGCACGGTACGAACGGATAATACCCGTTGAAGTTAGACCATGTTCCGTCCCAAGTCGTCACGCCTGCGCCAAGACCGCCTTGTCTGTAACCCTCCGCTGTCAGCTCGGCATTGAATGCCGCCTGTGTGTTGAGTGTCGCATACTCGACGGCAAACAGCCAATAGAGCGTCTTTTGTGCGTCGTAAGTCATGCAATTCCATTCAGCCGTTGCCGAATTATTGCGCTTACGGGCATAGTTGCGGAAGTTTGTTCGGCTGATTTGTGTTGCCGGACGACCGAGGAATGTCCTGTACGTTCCGTCGTATTCGGCGTTGTTGTTGCCGCCCCTGTACTGCTCCGCCATGTTCACGATAGAGCAGAGCTTCAGGTTTGTCCTGTCAAGGACAGCCTCGTATGCCGAAATGTACATCTGCGGCACCTGATGATAGCCCGGCAGCGGCTGTTCGCTGATGCGCACACGACGTATCGTGCCGTCGGTCTCGAACTTGCGGTAATGCAGCGGTATCTCCACCATGACCTGCCCACGTGAGCCGTCCCTGACTTGCCCCGTCCAATCACGGGGGTCGAGGTATTCCACCACTTGCCCGTTGTCGTCAAGCAGACAGCCTTTCATGCGGCTTTGGATAGGTACGGACTTGTGGAGGTCTGTGTTTCCGATACGGGTACAGGTTGGGGTCGATACCGTCGTGTCGAACTGTATGCCGTAGCTGCACTGTTCTTCCACGTAGGGGATAAGCGAGGCGAGTGCCGCCTTTTTGCTCTCCCCGTCCGTGTCAAGCACCTCGCAAAGGAGGTCAAACGGGTTTGTCCCTGATACGTTCGGCAAATCGCTTAACCGTTTGCCGTTCTCGAAAGCCTCGATGATTTCTCTCAACTTGCTTTCTTCTTCACTTGTCATTGCCATACTTTTAACTGTTTAAGAATTTGAAAACTGATTTATCTCCTTTCTTTATGAGCATCGCCGATGTGGGCGTGTTCATACGCAGGGCTTTTTTCTTCTTGCGCAGGACTGATGCAGTCCACGCACGTATGCGCCTCGACAGCGACAGGAAAAGCGACACAATCATACCTCGCCCTCCACATAGCAGCCGCTGCCCCAATAGATGTCGTTTGTCGCAAGGACTTCCGTATCGGGTGCGAGTTCCACAATCGCCATCGGTGTCCAGTCGTTGAACGGTACGGGTGCTTCCGACGGCTTTTCGTCCTGACTGCATCGCACGGCAAGAACCGTGTCAAGCGTCGATGTGCTGAATTTCGGTCTGACATAAACCGAGAACGGTACGTCGCCCGGTAGCTTGAAACCGTTTGACAGGTCGTCGATTTTCCCGTGGGAAACAATACGACCGCCGTTCATAAACTCGCTGATGTAACCTTTCTGTGCCATTTCGTTTCGTTTTTGAGGTTTGACAATTATCCGAATCTTAACGCCCCCGATTGGGTCAGCCGGAGGCTGCTGTTGGTCGCTTTTCTTAATGCCGGGGCGACGACCTCTATAAGCAGCGTTTTGGCAAGAGCCGTGTTGCAGGTCGGAATGACATGTACCGTGCTTTTTCCCCTGCCGACAACCGTTATGCGCCCGTCTGTACCAACCGTTATCGCCTTGTTATCGCTGATGAAAATCACATTTTGCATAGCACTCGCTGGCGATAATGCAGCTTTAATGTAGTTGGGCTTCACATTCCCGACGGTCAACCTGGTAACACTTTCAACTGTCATTCCCGTAGGTACAAGCCGACCGAGCGTCAAAAGGACATTATCGGTGGCGTTTACCGCTTCCTCCGTTGCCTCCTGTGCCGCCTCTGTCGCTTCCTGTGCCGCTGCGGTTGCTTCGTTGGCTGCGGTCGTGGCTTTCTGCGCATCTTCTGTCGCTGTATCGCAATCCTCTTTTGCCTTGTTTGCCGCATCTGTGGCGGCGTTGGCTTTCTTCGTCGCTGCGTCGGCATCTTCCTTTGCCTTGATAGCGTTGGTGGTTGCTGTTTTGGCTGCTGCTGTCGCTGTGTCGGCGTTCTTTTTAGCCGTGTTTGCCGCCGCTGCCGCAGTGTTTGCTGCGTCCGTGGCTTCCTTGGCGTTCGTTACCGCCTGTGTGGTCTGTTGCTCGACAAACTCCAACGATACCTTGACGCTTCGGTTGTTTGCGTCCGTTCCTATCGTAAACAGCCCTTTCAAGGAGCTGTATAACGGGAGTTCTGAAATCTTTATCTTCTTCATATCTGCGTATCTTAAATGGGTTACACAATGCTAATCGTTGAACCTGAATTTGCCGTTTGATGTCAGGCGCAGCGTCGCCCTGTCGTTGACGAACCGCACGGACGGGTAGGTGTACCTGTCAAGCAGCATGTCGATAGCGTAAACGCCGTTTTCTGTAAAGACAATAATGTTGTCCTCCGTAGCCAGCACAACGTCATCCTCCGTTATCCTGAAATCGCTCGTGAATGTCACGGTAAGCGTGAATTTCAGCCAAGGTCTGCCCTCAGGGTCAAATTCCTGTACGGTGCAGCTCTTGTAATGGCAGGGGAAGTCCTGTTCAAGCTCGTTTACCCACAGGAGGCGTTCATCGGGGCGTATAAGGTCGTAGAGCAGGGCATCATAGTTTCGCCATAGCTCGTTGAGCGTTTCCGCCCTCATGAGGCAGTATAGCTTCACGTCCTTGCTCTTGTAAAGCACGTTCTTGCTGTCATAGATAACCCCTGTCTGCGTCTTGATGTTCCGCAGGAGGTTCGTTTTGACAGCAGCCGGTTTCTGAACCTCCGACAGCGTTCCCTGCAATATCCTCACGCCGTATGCCGTGAAAGGCTGTCCATCTATGGTATAGTCATCGTATGCCGCCACTGTGCTTGCCGGGGCTTTGTACTTGTACCCGTCCAACGGGAAGTCGTCGGCAAATTTGATTTTCGCCTTTCCGAGCAGTTTCGCATAGTCAAGGCTCGTGTGCGACACCATGCGTAGCGTGTATTTGCGCCCTATGGCGGCGCAATCGAACACGTGGTATGCTCCGTCCGACAAGAGGTTCAGAAAGTCGAAATAGCGGCTGAAAACGCCCTGTGTGGCGAATGTCAGGTTTATGTCACGTGTGTTAAGGACGGGAGCGGAAAGGTCGGCTTCTATGCCGTCTTCCTCGTTCCAATCGTTGCTGTCGACAGATTTCAACGGCGGCATCGCAACGAGTTCGTTCCACCCGTTGTCCGACACGTACATTCCGAACTGTTTGTACACGTCTTGCCCGTCGATGTATAATCTGCCTGACATCATAGGATTATCGCATTTTCAGAGGTGTTTTTAATCACACTGCAACCGATAGAAGCCGTCACGGACGCGACAGCCCATTTCGATGCGTTCACGACGGCTCTTGCTCCGTGTAACAGCACAATCTCGTGCTGCTTGCATTCGTCGCAGTTTACCGTTGCGCTCGTCCGACCGATAAGGATTGCCCGTGCCGGGTTCTTTAGCGTGATTACCCCGGCATCTATGTATATGCCGTACTTCTCCACGCCCTGCCCTTTGAACAGGCGGAACGTGGCGATATTCGGGAAGTGGTATCTGATGCAGAACTCCAACCCCTGCCGGGATATGAATACTGCGGCAAGTTCCTCTATCGTGTGTTCCGTCCCCTTGAACATATTGCACCTGCGGTATTTCTCTGCCACGTTGTGCAGGGAACGGCTCTCGCATTCCTGCCGGGCTTGCTCCTTGGCAATGACCCACTGTGCGTAAATCTGTCTTATTATCGCTTCCATAACTCGCTAACTTTTTATTTTAATTCCTTTCAATGCCAAATCATTCACGGTGTTGCGCATATCCCTGACATCGCTTTCAACATTCGCCATACGCACAGACAGACCGTCCGTGTTGTCCTCTATATTTAGGACGCTTTGCAGGATAAGGTTTGCCGTCGCAACGAGCAGTTTTGTGTTCTCGCTTATGGAGTAGGTGTGTCCCTGTATGGCTGTCGCCCGTCCGTTAAGTTCATCGACGCTTTCCTGCGAGGCGGTTGCTATGCCTTTCTCCGAGGCTTCGCGTGTCGCTTCCTCCGTCACGTCAAACATATTCTTCACGCTGTCCGGGAGGGCTTCCCATATCTCTGCGAAATCCTGCCCGACGGCGTTAAGGTCGTTGGCGAAACCGCTCATGGAGGCAATAACAGCGTCAAGTCCCATAAACTGCCCGTCCTTGAACCATTTGTTTTTGTACTTGTCGAATATCTCCCCAAGCGGTTCTTCGAGGTATTTCGACACGAGCATACGCTTGATAACGTCGCCGACGATGTCCTTTACCTTGTCGCCCCAAGCCTCGGCGTAATCCTCGCCGTCCTGGAAAGCGTCAAAAAATGCGTCGCCGAGTTCGCTGGCAATGTCAGCAGCCGAACCGCCGATAATTTCCTCGACCATATCGTTTATCACGGCGACAGCCTGTTGCCCGAGTTCCTCAATCTGACGCCCCCATTCCTCTATCTTCCCGTGGTCGGTGTCTTTCTTGTCGTTCTCGGCGTTGATCTGCTGCTGAATGAGCAACTGCTGTTTGGCGATATTCTCCAATTGGTCTCTGCTGCTCTCGTACTTCTCCGCTCCGAGTGCCTTGTCTGCGGAGTAGGCGATGTCGGCGTATGCGTCGGCGATTTTCTCGGCAGACTTTGCAAGCAACTCTTGGTTGTTCGATACCGTTGAAAACAGCGTCCTCCACGCTCCGGCGACATCGTTCACGGCGAGTTTGTTCTGTATCAGCTCGGCTTTCGTTTCGGATAGCGTCTGCCGGATGCGGTCTATCGCACGCCCTGAATTTTCCTGCAAACGCACAATGTCGGCGTTGTCGAGTTCCCATTGCAGTTGGTCAATACGGCTCTGCAAGGCTTCGATTTCCTCCTGTTTCTTCTCGTCGTTGTTGAACATGTTGACAATCTGCATCGCTATCTGCAAGGCGGCTGATATGATAGTCAGTATAACGGAGGCTTTCTCAACTGTCTGTATGGCTGTGGCGGCGGCTGTCGCCGTTCCCTGTATGCCCTGCGAGGACATATTGACAAGCGAAACAATGCCGTTTATCATTGACAGCGAAGAAGTCATAATGCTTCCGGCTGTGGATATGATTTCCCCGGCAACACCTCCGACGGTATCGCCTATGCTCTCAAACTCACGCTCGCACTCCAACAGCGTCTTGTACAGGTCTTCCCACTCCTTGATACTGCGCTTGTCGGGGCTGACACTGTTTTTGGCGTTGGCTTCCGACACCTTTTTCTTTGCTGTCGTCACCTTTGCCCGTGCGGTGGATAACTGACTGCCGGAAGCCGTGCCGGAGCTTTCCAACTCGTTAAGCTCGGCTTCCGCCTGTTCAAGAACCGCCTGCAGCTGTTCAAGCGTATAGTTGGCAATCTCGTTGCACCACGCCCGGTATGTTTCCTCCCGTTGGGCGAACTGTTCATCGACGGCTTGCAGGGCGTTCTGCTCCTGTAAGTCCAACTCGTCCACATTCCCCTGCGTGACACCCTCCCGGAGCTGTCGGTTTCCGTTCGCGTCAAGGACATAGTTGCCTTTGTCGTCGGTCTTGTAAAGCTGCTTGCGCTTGTCTTCGTATTCCTCCGTTATTTTCAGCCTTTGCTGCTCGTAGGTCATAACATCGGCAAGCATAGCGTCGAGGGCATCCTTGTTTCCCTTGCGGCGTATGTCGGCTGCAAGGTCGGCGTAATCCTTTATCATATCCTGCTGTTCCGGCGTAAGGTCGGCGACTGACAGGTCAAGCGAAGCCCGGTATGCAAGCTCCTCCTCTTTGGTCGCTTTCGGGTTGGCGTTCCGCCATTCGAGGACTTTCTTGTCGGCGAGGGCGTTCAGCATATCCTGCGTGCGCCTGTCGTTCTCGTCGATGAGCCTGTCATAATTCAGGTCAAGCTGCATCATCGTTTTCTCGAAACTGTCGTCCATAAGGTTTATGCGCTGTTGCCTTATATCCAACTCCGCCTGTTCCTGTGCCTCTTGTACGCTTCGTGAATACTCGGCAATCTGCCTGTTCCGCTCGGCTGTTTCGTCGGCAATCTGCTGCTGTTCTCTTGCGAGGCGTTTGGCTGCTGCCTCACGCTGTTTCTTTTCCCTCTCTGCCTCCTTTTTGTTCTGCTCGGCTTCCCGTGCCGCATCGTCGGCTGCTGTCTGTTTCTGTTCTGCGGCGGTGGCATAATCGGCACCACGTTGCAGGAGTTGTTGCTGCGTGAAATACTTTCCGTTGACATACGAACCGTTCGGGCTGCTTTGACCGATAGCCGTAAAGCGTTTGGCGAGCCTTTGAAGCTCGTCCAAATCCATATTCTCCATCCACTTTGGTATCTCGCCTCCTATGCGGATCGTGAAGCCGATAGTATTGTTCGAGTATTGCGACATCAGGTTTTTGATGTTCTCGTACAAGTCGTGTACACCCTCCGTAGGCTTTTGCAGCCCCTTTTCTATGGCTTCCACCTTTTCGGAGAAAGTCAACGCACCTTCGGCGGCGGCACGTTCTGCGTCCGACGCTTTGTTCACGGCTTCGGAGTAACGGTCGTATTCCTCCCTCGCTTGCTGTATGGAGTTGATGTAGTTCTGTACGAGGTTCTGATGGTTGAATAGTCCGTCCGTGAGCCACTGTTTCTGTATGGTTTCTTCGCTTATGCCTATGGCTCGCATACGGTCTTGTATCGTGGCGTAAATCTTGTTGATGCCCTCTTGGTATTCTTCGCCCGTCTTTCCGGCTATCTCCGTGATGTTCTGCTCAACGACATTTCCGATAATGGTAGATATGGCGGCGGCGTTCTGTTGCAGTTCCTTATTGTCCCCCAACAGCAACGTTCCCTCTGTCATAGCCCCGGACAGGTCGGAATAAAGCGTTTTCTGCGCCTCCGAGAGTTGCGCCGCATAGTTCTGCGCACCCTGTTCAAGTGCGTTTGCTCGCTGCCTTTCCACGCCCTCCTGCTTTATCAGCTCGATAGCCTGCGCACGTTTGGCGTTTACCATGTCGATGCTGTCGCCCTCCTTGATAGCCTGTAAGCCGTATTCTTCGAGTATGCCGTTAAGCTCGTCCATAACCTTTTTGTGGGTGGACGTTCCGGCTGTCAGACCGTTCAGGGTCATTGAAAGGGTTTCGACACGTGAGATTGTCTTGGCGGCACTGTCGCCGTATTTGTTTGTCATTTCCGCTGCCTCGCCGGACTTCGTAGAGAACAGGCTGAAAGCAGTCGCTGCTGCGGCAACAACGGACAGAACCAAGCCCAACGGGTTTGCCTTGACAGCCATATTGAACAGGAGCATAGCATCCTTTGCGCTCGTCACGCTCTTTGCCAAAGACAGGAAAGCCGATATATTGCCCCAAATGGCTTGTACCTTGTGTGCGGCGGCAACAGCCAATACTGCGGCTTTGTACGTCCCGTATGTGGCGATAACGGTAAGCAATACCTTGCCGACGGTTTCCCAATTCTCGACAAGGGCAGAAACGATGTCAAGCGACGTACCTATGACACCCTCGGATGCCTGTCCGATTTGGTTGAACATCTGCTCGATGGTGTCTTCGATGTTGCTGATACGCCCGGATATGGTCGTGCTTTGAGCCTCCATAAGACCGCCGAACTTGCTGCCCTCGTTCGTAAGGTTGATGATAGCCTGTTCCACTTCAGGAAACCCGACCTTTCCTTCCTCGACAAGCCCCCGGACTTGGCTCTCAGCAACGCCAAGCACATTCGCTAATTCTCCAGCCAAAGGAATACCCCTGCCGAGGAATTGGTTAAGGTCTGCCGTGTACATGCGTCCCTGTACCATAGTTGTTCCGTACAGGTAGGCGAGGTCGCCGATAGGTATGGAAAGCCCGGCGGCGATGTCACCGAGCCGGATAAGTGTTTCATTCACCTTGTCGGCTTCGACACCGTATGCAAGAAGCTGACGTGCGGCGTTTGATATGTCAGACACTCCAAAAGGCGTTGTGGCGGCAGTTTTTATGAGCTGCGACATAAGGGCGTTTGCCTCGTTCGTGTCGCCTATCATTGTCTTAAAGGCGATTTCGAGCTTTTGGAACTCTCCACGTACATTGACAACCTGCATGGCAAACTCTTTCATCTGCGACACGGCAAAGACACCTGCCGCCGTTTTCCCTATGCTTTTGAAAACGTCGTCAATCCGCTTGCCCTCGTTTACGGCTGTGCCTGTTATGCCCGACAAAATCCGTTTGGATTCTTCTGCGTCGGTGCGCAACTGCGAGTTGTCTATGCCCGTGCCGTAGTATATTCTGCCGTTGTCATTCTCCATTGTACGTCAATCAAATTGTTCAAAAATGCTTTTTATCTTCTCCCTGTTCCGTATGTCATCAACCTTTATGGCTTTTTGACGCTTCCGCTTCTTGCCGTCCTTGTCGTCCGCCTTGTGCTTGTAGCTCGGCAGCGTTGCCCCGTACATGACCATATTCGCATAGCTCATATCGTACAGGACATATTCGACCGGGAGGTTGAAAGCCTTTACCGTTCCTGCGACTATTGCCCAGACGCTGTCGTTTTGGTCTCCACTTTCGTCGGTCGCATCAGGTTTATCTCTGTCAGGAAAGTGGTAAGCCCGAAAAAATCCCCTAACTCCATTTTTTGAAGCAGTTGGGCGACAAGCAGGTTTAGCGCACGGGGCGACAGGTCTTCAAGTATCTGTTTGGCAAGTTCCGCCTTTCGGTCTATTACCTGTTCGACTTCTACTTCTTCCGTCCACTTGACAAGCCCCCACAGGCGGCGTTTCTCAACCGTCTGCCGGGTTTTTACTGTTTCCGTTAGGTTCTTTGCGCCGAGTATCAGTATCGCCGCAATGTCGCCCAAAGGACGGCATTCACGAGCCACAGAAAGGCTTTCCTCGACTACCTTTTCAGGGTCAAGATTGATTTCGGGCAAACGCGAAACAGCCTCCGAAGCAAGTATGAGTGTTGCTGTGCTTGCCGGGGCTGCCTTGTATTTCTTGCCGCCTACCGTTACCTCAATATCCTTTTGGAGTATGGTTTCGGCGACCTTTTCTTCTATTGTTTTCGTTGCCATAATGTATTGCGTTAAAATTTGGGGCAGGAGGGGGAGTCGAACCCCCGACCTCAAACCCGTTGGGCTTGCGAGCTACCTGCTGCTCTATCCTGCTGTTGGTTATCCTGAGTTATGCGTTACCCTCCCGACTCTTCGCTCGGCACATAGCTCTTGATTGTCTTGCCCGTCTTCGGTTTCAGCGCACGAGCCACATAGTGGCGCAGCTGTCCGTCTGCGGTCGTGTAGCTGTCCTCGACACGCAGGACGGCTCTGTCAATCTGAATAGCCGGACAGTCCTTATCCTGTGCCTCGACACGGAAAGCGTGTTCGCCCGTGATTACTCCGTCGTTGTCCTCAAACGACGGCTCCTCGCCTTTCTTGACGAACTCGTCCCATTCGAGCTGATAGGTATTCTTTCCCGGCAAATAATCGACGAGCGCACCGCCCTCTTCTGTGGCGGTCTTTTCTGTTCCTGCGGTCGTCGTGAGTTGTGTACTGTCCTCTTTCGGAGTAGGTAACTCATCCCATTCCCCTGTGGGGGCACCGTCGGTGCTTGTGGCGTGCTTCAAATCGCATTCGCCCCAGTTTAATACTGCCATATTCGTTAAAATTTAATGGTTACTGATTTTGTTTCTTCATAACAGGCTGCGTAACAGGTGCGTCCCCGTCCTGCGTTTCAAGGACAGGCAGATAGCCCACGTTCCCGTCGGTATCCGTTGCGTCTATCACAGCGACCTGCGGAATGTTCAGAGGTGCATAATCGTCGCCGAAATACTCATATTTGAGCTTCACGACGACGAAATGCTGATGTATGTCGGCTTCTTCCTCTGTGTAGATTGTCTGCTGCAACTTGAATTTATAACAGGAGACCTCGGTCGTCAGGCTATCGACCCACTCCTGCGCAAGGCGTTCCACCCGTTCCGTGCGTTCTCCGTCCTCAACCCATACCCCGTTGTCATACGGGTCTATGTCCGGGACGAATATGTTCACGGTCACGACCCCCGTCTGTATCTGATTGGGAAGCCCGGTTGTGAAAATCACGACCGCATCTTCCTTGCGGCTGTCACGGGGGCGATACCCCTGCCGATAGACCTCACCTGAAATCATCGTGTAAAGGGTGCTGTCTTTCAGCAGTTGATAGATGTCGCCTTGAACCTGTTTCGATGTCTTTGCCATAGTTCCTGTTACTTGTTAAATCCGAGTTGTTTCAACATCTTGGGTACAAGCTGGTCGGCAAGCAGTTCCGAGCTGTCAAGCACGTTGTAACCCTTTGCGGACACATAAGAGGCGTATCGCATTCCGGCAACGACGATAAGCACAATGCCTTTCGGGAACTTCCCGGCAAGAGAACGTGCGTAGGACATTCCCGTGCTTCGTCCCTCGTCGTTTCCGTCCGGCTTGCCGAAAGAGCCTGTCTTGTACACCTGCCCGTCAACGACCACGATATAACCGACGGAGCTGCGGAGGTTCTTTGTGCGGTCTTTGTACGAACCGTTCTCGATAGCCTCGTTGCGCACTTTTTCGCCTATGGCGCACAGGTTGTAGATGATGGCTTGTTTCAGCCTGTTCATCCGCTCCTTGATGTAAGCGTCTATTTGCGATTTCGGTGTTATCTGTCTTATCGGCATAATGTAAAGTTATTTATTGCTGATTCGGCGTATGTGCCGTTTTCTTTTCGCTTCCGTATGTTTGGGCGTTTCCGTCATTTCAACACGGCATTCGGGCTGAAATGCGTTTACACCCAAATCCTCAATTCACAGACCGCCTCCAACGGCTCAACCTGCATAATGGAAAACTCCCCGACCACGTTCCCGGCAAGGTCTTTCAACCGTATCTGCTCGGCTTCAAACGGCTGTTCCTCTATCAGCACTGTATATTGCGCCGTAGTGAAATGCTCGCCGTTGACACGTCCGAGTTGGTTGTACTTGTTTGCCGAGTATTGGCAGGGTATCGGGTCGCCCCAAGCCACAGAGCCGGGCTTCTGCGGATAACCCGTTTCCGGGTCGATGCCGCCTCCCGTTTTCCGCTTTACTTCGATTGTGCCGTTTTGGATGATCATAGCCGTGAACCTTTGTATCCGTAAATGGGTTTGGGCGTTCCCGCCTCGTCGCTTGCCCCGAAATCGTCATACAGGCTGTTTGCCCGGTTGCGGAACTCTTTTCGCTGTTCGTCCGTAAACGAATAGTTCTGTCCGCCCTGTGACACATCGGGAGCTATTGAGAGCCACATCAGGAGGTCAGCGACGGCAAGGTTGTATTCCTTGCTTTTCTGTACCTCCTGTGTCGCGTCGGTTGTCAGCGACAGACCCCGTTTGTCCGCTATCGCCGTCAATGTGCGGAGCGGAACGGGGTAGGCATTTACACCTTTCAACGCTTCAAGAACTGTTTCCATAGCTCAATGCCTTAATCCCAATCATTAGCGTCCGTTCTCACATACAGGTTGCGGTACGCCGTGTCAAACACGGGAACTGCGTCAGCCTGTCCGATAGTAACCTCGCTCTGCGGCTCAGCCGTGCCGTACTTCTTGATGACGGTATGCGCACGTTCCGCACGGAGTATGAGGTCGCTGTTTTCTTGCAAGATGTCATACTGCGTCGTTCCAAGGCGTTCCGTTTCAGACAGCACCAAACGGCAGTTCTCGAACGGGTTGCCCGAAGTCTGCGAGCCGTCCGTGAACTCACGGGTGATGGTCTGGTCGATGATACGGAGCTGTATGCCGTTGAGCCAAGCCTGTTTCGCAAGCATCGCATTGACTTGCGTGAGGTCGGGTGTCTGCGAAATACCGAGGGCGTTAGCGGCAAAAGAGGCGCAAGCCTTGATGATTTGGTCTGCCGACGCAATCTTGTAGAACTCGTCGAGGTTCACGAACGCAAACTTCGGGTTCAGCTTGTTGTCCTTTGCCAGCTTGACGAACGTGCGGAGGTCGCCGATGATGTCTGCGGTCGCCTTGTTCGCCCAATCCACGGTGGTTTTCACTTTCATTTCGTCGTCCACGTCATAGTCGAGGTCGAATTCATTGGCATAGGTGGCGTTGGTGGTTGTCGTGAATTTCAGCACGCCTGCGTTCGAGGCGAGTTTCCATGCGATGTACTCCAACTCCGACTGTACGCCGTTGAAACAGAAATCGACATCCTCGCCCCAATACTGCACGAGCTTTGTTGCGTCATCGTCCTGTGCGAAAGCGAGAGCGGTCTGATACTCCTTGATTTCCGAACGGGACAGTTCCCGGCTTATGGAAATGAAAGGAATGTCACCTTTCGCGCTCTCGAAGATAGGACGACGCTTACGGAGGATGGTCCCGTTGTCAGTGTGCAGGTCGGCTGCAACGTTCGCCTTTGCGAGTTGGTTCTGCAAAGTGCGCCAGATGAAGCCGTTTACCTTTCTGACGGGAAAATGCGTCGCAAACAGGAAAGGGGTCGCGTCCGCTGTGTTCAGACGTGCCTGCACCATTTGTTGCGACAATCCTTGGATGAGTGTATTTACGATTGTTGCCATAAAACGTCAGATTTTTAGTAGTTGATGATACCTGTGAGATATTTAGCCACACACTCCGGCAGCGGATTGCCTTTCGTAACGCCGATAAGCCAAGCGTCGGTGTCGAGGTTCTGCCCACTGACCACAGGCTTGCCCGTTCCCACGAGAGAGAGCGGCGTGTATTTCAGCTTCGATGTGTTCGATGCGGACTCTGCGGCAGCTTCAATGAGGAAACCGCCCTTTGCGATAGCTTTCAGCGTCGTTCCGACAGTGATAGTGTCGTAATCCTTGCCGCTGTCGTCAATGGCTGTAATGGCGTATGCCAAACCTCCCTCGGCGGTCATAACGAAGTCGCCCACCTTGAAGTTGTGCAGCTTCTTGACCTTGATAGCCGTGTCGGAAGCACCGACCTCGGCAACGACCTCCGCTACTTTGACAACATGGCAGATGCCATTGTCGGGTGCGCTAAGGACGGCACCTTCGCGAAGATAATCGCCTCCAAGCTCGGAGATTTTCACAGACACGCCGCCTCGGATGTCGGCGACCTTGTGCATAAAGACACGGGGTGTACGGGTGTCCTTACGTCTTTGAACTGTCATGCTCATTTTCTTCGGTTTTTAATTGTTAGACATTAGAACGGCTGACCGTCTTTCGGCTTGCTTTCGCGGTGTGCGATAGCTTCCTGCTGCTCTTTGGTCAGCTCGCCCCCTTGGTTACCTGTGCCGCCTGTAATGGTCGGCTTTCCGAAGACAGCCCCTTTTGCCTGTACTTCGCTGACTATACCGTTCACCTCGGTAGTTATTTCCCCGACAAGAGCGTTGAACTGTTCGTCGGTCAAATCGTTTACAGGTGTCCGCTCATAAGCCTTGCGGAGATTTTCAGGCAACTTCTCGATGATTGTTGAAAGTTGCTGTTTACGGGTTGCAGTCGTGCGCTCACCGTCCATCTTGTCGAGGCGGTCGTTCAGCTTCTTGTTGCTGTCGATAAGTGCCTGCGCCCAAGCCGGAACTTGCTCCTGTGCGCCCCCTGCTTGTTGTTGCTGTACGGTTGTGCCGCTTCCTGCCTGTCCGCCAGCCGCACCCCCGGTCGCATCAATTTTTTGCCCGTCTTTCAGCCCGTACTTCGTTTCGTAGGTGTGTACGGCTGTCTGTTGGGCTTCGGTCGCACGGCTGTCGCCGTAGCTCTCGATGATTTCGATAAACTCCTGCGTTACCCCTGCCACAGCAGTTGTAACCTGTTCGTCTGTCGTCACAGTCTTGGCGAGCTTCTCGGCAATCCTGTTCAGCACGTTTGCGTTGACCCCCGGAAATTTGGCTTTCAACGCATCAAAAAGTTTCTGTTTCATACTCGTATGATTGTTTAACTAATCAGATTATCGCCTCAAAGGTAATCAAATTCCCGTGAAATGATTATATTATAATCAGAAAATCGCCGAAAAATTTTCATATTACGCATATTTTGTTATGGTTAAGGCATTCAATGTGATATACTTGTTGATGATTAAATAAAAGTTAAAAATAAACTGAACGGATAAAAATTTCTCCCGAAAAGTGTGTTATTACCAAAATACTTCACTTATATTTGCAACGTGATTACAATATAAACAGTTTGAACCGCAAAATGACAGCAGATATGAACAAGAACAGTTTAGCATACAGCACGAGGGACATCAACCGCAACTTCCGTATCAAGGTTGCCGGGGTTGACAACGAGGGGAACAAGATAAACATGCTCGTAGGCGTTTCGGGGGCGTTGAAACTGATAGGCGTTGAGCTTTTGAACAAGTTCCTCAAAAGGGCTTTCTCCTGTATGGACGATGTTTGCGTTTGCAAGCTGCGCAGAGGTTTGAAATTCAGTTTTTACATCAAATAACGGAGGACAGATTTATGGCAAAGAGTATCATCGAGGGCGCATACCTCGTAGGGTTCGAGCCAAGCTCGGACAACCTTTCAGACGAAGCCCTGTATGCGGAGGCAGTCGAATTTTTGAATAACTCAATCAGATTTTAATAACCATCTAAAAATTAAAGTATTATGACACAGACAACCGAATTGCAGCAAGGTTTGAACGAAGTGGTAATGAACAAAGTTCAGAGAATGATTGACGGGAAAGCCGTCGGAGTACGTGAAACAATGGATCGCCTGATAAGCGAGGGCAAGATTGCACAGGACTACATCGCCCCGATAGGCGTAAACCTGAAAATCAACGACCACAGCCCGGTTATCACGTTCAGTGCAAACGGTTCTCTCCGCATGGATATGCCGGACGGACAGTTTACCCTGCATGACAACGCCATAGGGCAACTTGCCGACCGTATGGGCATACCGCAGCGATACCTGCGTGGGCTTGCTTCGGGCGAGCCTTGGGCGAAACAGCTTGCGGCGACGCTTCTCAACGAGCACAGCGGGTGGACGCAGCGAAGCCGTGTTCTCGTGAGGACGGTCGGAAAACAGGTAAGAGGCGTGTTGAGCGACAGCTACCGCCGCTTGAACAGCGTCGAGATATTGACGGCTTTCGTACAGGAGGCGGCAGATCAGGGAGCGGTCATTTCGGACGCTTATATGAACGACACCAAGATTTGGGCTGAAACGATACTACCGACACCGCTTACCGTCCCGACAGCCAATAACGGCGACGTGGTTATCTTCGCCGGGGCAAGGTTCAGCACATCTGACTATGGCGACGGTGCCGTTGATATGAGGGCTTTCCTTTTGAACGGGGCTTGCCTTAACGGTATGGTTCGGGAGAGCGTGATGAAACAGGTACACCTCGGCTCGAAGCTCCCGGACAACCTGCAACTGTCGCAACAGACCTACGAGCTTGACACCAAGACGACCGTTTCGGCGGTTCGTGACTTGACAAAAGGGCTTTTCAGCAAGGATAACCTCATGAAGAAAGCCATAGAGATACAGGGCGCAAGCGAAATGGAGGTTGACTTTGAACACGAGCTGAAACGCCTGACACGTGACGGAGGGCTGCTCAAACAGGAGGGCAAGGAGGTTGAAAAAATCCTCATGCGCAACGACCCGGAGGACGGCGTACAGGGAGGGGCTACCCTTTGGAAGCTGACACAGGCTATCACGGCACATGCACGGGAGCTATCGCCTGAAAGAAGCCGTGAATTACACGAATTGTCGGGGCAACTCCTTAACCGTGTAAAAGTAACCGCATAACATAACAACCGCCCGGCAGACCGCCGCAAAACAGGCTCTGCCGGGCTTTAATCACCAATAAGACTATGGCACAGGAATTTGAATTTGAAGAGAACCAAAACAATTACGGCGTACTTGACTACAAACACGCCCACACGCTGAAACGGTACAAGGAGCTATGCGACGAGCGATGCAAGGTCGATGTCGCCAAGTACGACTGTTTCTTCGCTTTCTCCAACAGGCAATTTGCCGACGGGCTGAAAACCATACGCCCGTTACAGGAGGGCGAGAAGCTCGTTTCAATTGGCGCAGGAGGTTACGGAACAAAGGACGGGGCGAAACGCCTGTTTGCGTTCTACGACAGCATAAACGACAAAATCCGCTCCGAGTGCAACCCACAGGAGGTTTACGTGTATGAGTACAACAATCACGAGTGCTGCATAGACTGGGACGGAGATTTGAACGCCATACGCATTATCGCCACTGTGTGGGGCGAAGATGTAGCCCGGACAATCAAGCGCAAGAACGCCTGTTATCCGATTGAGAGTATTTTCAAGTAGTTATCGCTGACGATAATTCAGTTATCGCTGCGATATGATTTTTTTAGATGCCGTTTTTATATGAAATCAGGGGAAATCTACCAAAAACCGGGTAAAAAGTCGGCAAAAGTCCGACCACCCCTAAAATACGTTATCGCTTACGATAATCATACTCTAATGTGGTTATCGTTAGCGATAATTATTCAGAAACCGTGTTATCGCACGTATAACTTAAAAATTAAGGCGTTCTCACGGCGAAAGTACACATAGTATAGTAAAAGAAAATAGAGTACAGTAAAATAGAGATAATCCTATATCAGGATTATTAGAAAAAAGACTACTAACGTAGTCTAAAAAAGACCCTTACGGGTCAGGCGAACACGCCTCCAATCTTTGGGTTGGGGAATAACGCCTGACACACATAGTGGGGGCGTTAAACAGATAAAAGACAATGGCGAAGAAACAGTACAAAATCAGAGCGAGGCTCGTGTTCAACGGGCAGGTAATCGTATCGGCGCACAGCCGACAGGAGGCAGAGGCGATAGTCGAGAAAGGCATCGCCGGGCAGCTCGGCAAGTTCGAGGTTCAACCGACAGCCGAGGACGACATCAGGGATTGGGATTTCTCCTTGAAAGGGGAGGTAGTTGTCAACCGAAAACAGGAGGGAGGCGACTGATGGGCACAAAGAATTGGTTTTACCGTGTTGAGTTCAAAGAACCGCCAATAGAGGGCGACGAGCGGACGGAGTTCTACTTTTCAAGCCTCGCAGCCATCTACGAGCAGTTCGCCCCGGAACAGGTCGGGTGCAAGGTCGCCCGGCTGTGGAACATCGGAGTATCGGACGGCGTTCCTTACAGGGGGCGCAAGTGTACGATAACGAAAGAGCAGATCCGTCGGAAGAAACAGAATAAAGCCCTGACAACGGGCGATAATCCGACGGACAATAACTTACACGATTGCGAAAAGTAAAGCCGAAATACGGCGAATTTGAGGAAAATAACTAAGTTTGTATGCGATATGAAAAAGATACCGAAGATAATTTTAGACGAAGCCGAAAGACAAGGACTTGACAGAAAGGCTGCGTACCTGTGTGACATAGACGGTCAGGAAATATACAGCTTGGGCGTGGAGAGCAAGGAGCGTTGGTTTCCTTGCCCTCCTGATGCCCCCGTGTTGGTTTCATTGAAAGACGGAAATATAAAGCCTTTCGAGGATTTGGGGTCAATCGCCCGCCTTCTTGAAACGAGTTGAAAACTCCGGGTTTATCAGTTTGTCGTCAATACGTAGCACACCTATTGAGCCGGATTTCATTTGATTGATGTAGTCATCATCGAAATCCTGCCAACTGCCCCGGCGACCTGATTGTGGGTCAAACCATAACAGGTTGCCGTCTTTTTGTCGCTCGACGATAAAGACATGCGCTCCTGCGTTTTTTCCTTTCCATACACAATAAATCTCGTAACGCCCCTGTTCGGCGGTCCTGTCCTCGATGAATTTCAGTTTGGCAAGCCCTGTGTCCTTTATCCCTGCCGACCATTCATAGTTAGCCCTTTTGCCGTCTGATGTCAGAAAGCGGTCGCGCCAGTCTATTTTCTTGCTTACGCAAAAACGGTCGAAACTTCTGTATCTCTTGTCCCCTTTCAATACAGGGTTGGGCGTTGCTTGTATGTCGAACCCTCTGCGGCGAAGCTCGTAGGTCATCGTGCAGGTTTGGCAGTTGTGCCGATAACCCAACTTTACGGCATCGTCGATAGAATAGTTCGGGTTGCATTTGCTTCCGTCCGCTTCCGTGAAGTTCATTATCTTGCCTTGCAGGACAGGAAGCACCGCCGCCAATTCCCGGTTGTTCTGTGTTATGGCGGCAGAGAACCCGGCGTGCTTTTTGTTGTAATCCATAGCCTTTGCATATTCCTCGTGCGTGTCGTATGGCATTCTCATAGCATAGAGCTTTGAGTAACCCTTGGGAAGATACTTTGGGTTGTCCTTGATGAAGTACGGCACGGAATAACTGCGCTTCGCCCGTTCCTCGTTGTCTTTGAGCCATTGCTTGAAGCCGCCCGGTACATCATCTACCCGGTTCACGCTATTGCCGTCAAGAGGCTCTCCGTCCAATATGCGCCGTGTGTCCTCGGCTATCTCATCGTCCGTTTTCAGTATCGTGACAGCCCGGCAGCGGCAGTGTGGGTGCCAGCCTGTAAACTTGAAGTCCTTTGGGTAACGTCCTTTCAGCTTGTCGCAGATGTCGGTAAACGGCATACCGTTTAGCGTGTGGTTGTTCGACAGTTTGATTTCAATGCCGACAACGAAGTCAAGCTGTTGCCAACGCTCATAGTCGGCTGTCATATAGGCGATGTTGGTTTCAGTGGCGGCAAGCCTCCGTGCGTTCTTGTACGAACTTCTGTACACACCCTGTCCGGGGTGGAACGCTGCCGCACGTTTGGATAGCTGCAACTCTCCGTGTTCGTCCCTGACACGCCGGAAGAGCTTGTCGGGATAACGCAGATAGCTCCGCAGTTCCTGCGACATTTCATCAGCCGACAGACCGTTGCGTATGCCAATATCCAAGCCAAGTTCTATTTCAGCTTTGAACTGATCCGTGTACCGCCATACCCTGTCGGAGAGGTTAAGCCCGTTTACCTTCCGTTTCTCGAAAGCCTCCCGTGCGCTGTCGTTGGTGCTGAAATAACGGCGTTCCTGTTCCTTTGTCAGCTTGCCGATGTTATCCCCGAATACCTGCCGTGCGAGTTCGCTGTTTTTGTTGTTGGCGAGCGTCCATTCAGACCTTATCCCGTTGATTATAATTGACGACAATCCTTCTTGGAACTTCTGTAACAGCTTTTCAATCCGTTTCCTTATTGCAGGGTAGTCGTCAAAAGAAAACAGCTTGTCGGGCTTGAAATCGGGCAAAGACACGCCTATCGCCACAGCCTGTGTGATGATTTGGCGATAGAGCCTGTCTATTTCACGTTCGTATGCCGACAGGTTGCTCTGGTGTCGGCGTTCGTACTTATCCGTTGGCATTGTCTGCGTCCTCCCGTTTCAAGAAATGTTCGCATTGTGGGTCGGATAGGAAACGGCAGTATTTTCCCTCTTTGTAGAATGGGCAATGACACAGAATGAAATGCCCGTCAAGAGCCTTGCTGCACCAGTCGTAGCTGTGTTTGCAGTGGCGGCACTCATATTGGGGCTTATCCTGCTGCCGTTTTCCTCTCGGTGTTGTCATTCTCCGTGCCATAGCCTGTTATTCTGTGAGTTCAAATGCGTCCCGTTTATCCTCCTCGGCAATCTCCTGCAAGGTTTTATCCACGTCGTCACTATGCCCGAACATCTCGATGGATTCACGCTGTGACATGAGCGGTTTCCCTCCGTTCGCCGCCTGGAGGTTGTTTATCGTGTCCTTTTCGTCCGTGATGGCGAAAGGCGTTATCACGGTCTCGACTTTCAATGCGTCAATATCTGCCGCATAGCCGTCCCCGAGCATTATCTTGGCAAACGCCTTGACGACGTTCATTTCACGGTCAAAGAACTCAATGAGCCGTCCGCTCTCGTCCTTGACTTTCAGTTGTGCGTCGATGAACATCTGCTTACGGCTTTCCCCGGACAGGGCTTGCTGCGACATCTTCTCGTAAGACCAGTCCGGCAGTTGGAGTTGGGTAAAGAACAGGCTGCGGAGCTGTTCGACATAGAATTTCAGGTTCTCGACCGCCTGTTGCCATGTCACGTATTCAGCCCGTCCGTTGCTTGGGTATTGCATGACGGTCTTGAACTCCCTGTTTTCGTTTTTCTCGTCGCCATAGCTGATAGCTTCGTCGGCAAACACGATGAACACGGGCTTTGAGTTCTTGCGCAGGTAGTTCCCGTTGCGGCTCAACGCCCATTCGATTTCGTAAACCGTTTTTGAGGTGTCCTCCCATATCGGGGTCGGTCGCCACGCATAGACGCAGGGTATCTTTCCGAGCGTGATGTCCTCGTTCTCAACCTCCGCCCATTCGCCCTGCTCGTCGCTCCACTTGATGTGCTTCTTGTCCGTGTACATGTCGAAGTAATGCACGAGCTTCCTGCCTTTCTTCCGGGTGTAGCCAACGGACATGGCTATCATGTCGCCGTATTCGTCAAACAGGGGATAAAGCTCGTCGCCGAGCATAGGCGTGAAGTTCCGGCAGCGAAGTTTCAATGGACTGTTTAACCCGTATAGGGCGTTCCGTTCATCGATGGCGTACCACAGCGTCAGCACCTCGCACCCGGCGAAAAGCATGTTGCACCGCTCGTTGTTCACGCTGTCGATGCGGTTACGCTCGTAGATACTCTCAATGAATGCCGCTACTTCCTTTTGGCGTTCATTTTCCGGCTTGTAAACACGCTTCACGGGTATGCCTGTAACAAGCTCCGTCATGCGCTTTACGGCGAGGCGTTGCAGGTCGCAGGTTATACGGGTTACATACTAGATACCCTCGTCCGTCACGATGTCAGGGTATTTAGCCTTGTTCATTACAGGGTGCTTGCGTGGGTCAAATTCCTGCACCAAACCGAAGCGACCCGACCATGCCGGGACGCATATCGTCTTTTCTTTCAATGCCGTAATCTTCTGTTCGGCTGTACTTTCGGAGTTCAAAATCTCTTCGATGGTCATAGCTGGAATATTTTTATCGGTTTCTTGTATATAATTTTTCTTGATTTCTGTATTTTCTTCATCAGCCTATACGCCTTGCGAGCCTTTCAAGGTCTATCGGTTGTCTGTTGCGTATCGGATAGAACGTGTTGGCGATTGCGTCGAACTTGTCGGGGCTTCGACCTATACGCTGTTTGATGTCCTCTTTCGGTTCTATGAATATGCTGCCGTTGGACTTGAAGTCAAAGCGTATCGAGGTGGCTTCCTCGTCGAACTGTGCGTCAGGCGGAAGCATCGCCCCCGTGTTGTTTCGTGGGTTGAGCCAGTCCCGGATGCACCAAAACAGGTAGGCTCGCATATTCAGGAACTTGTACTGCCCTGTAATATCCGTAAGGTCACGACCGCTACGGGCTTTGGCAGCTTCGCTGTACTTGCAGCTTATGATGAATTGCGCCTTGTCAAGCTCAATGCAGCGGCTGTAAACCCCTGCGCCCTCGCCGATGGTGTCAATGCTTACATACGCCTCAATCTGCCTGCGTCGGTAGGCGGCTATCTTCCCGGCAATGCCCATGTGGTCTGCCGCTCCGCCGCTGTTATGGGTTTGGAACGGTGCGACCCATGCGCCCTTGCGCTCGCAGAAACAGGTGTTGTCACGTCCCATTCCTGCCACATCCACGCCGAGGATACGGGTGTCGTTGCCGAGTGGTTCCCGTCCGTTAGCCTGTTTCCAACGCTCGTGCGCCAACTCAAGCCACTGCTCCGGGATAAGCACGTCGTCGGCGACTTTCGGGAACTTGCCGAGGACTTTCTTGCGGAAGTAGTCCTCCGGGCGATACCAACGACCCTCAAACTCGAAGTCGTCCATTTCAACGAGTACTTCGCTCTTGTCAATGGGCGTACACCAGTTTTCGACCTTATCCACGACCCACTCGTAATCGACCTGCCCCGGTATGACTATTCGCTTCTCCACCACGTTTGGTGCCGTGAGGTTGTTAAGGCTGAACCGTGTCCAGCGGTCGCCCTTTTGGCTCTTTGCCGCATAGCCTATTGTAGTGTTGGGGTTGAACACGAGCAGTATGCGGCTGTCGCCTTGCAGGTTTCCCTCTATGGCGGCAAAGGTGTCGTCGCCTATACCTGTCGCCTCCGTCACGACAAACATCGTGTGTACGGCGTGGAAACCCGACCATGCTTCGTGGTTATGCTCGTCTGCCTTGAAGCCCGTCAAGAACCATTCGGCATAGTCCGTTCTGATGTCGGCGGTCGTCAATCGTCCGGGCAGCAGTATGCCTCTTGCTTTCGCCCGGTTGTACAGGCGGCTTATTTCAGGCATCATAATGTTCTTTACCTGCCTGTCGGTCGGTCCTGTCAAAGCGACTTTCGTGTTTTCGGCAAGCTCCACTTCGCCGTTGGCGTTGCGCCTCCATCGGGGCGTAAGGTACAGGAATGACATAGCGGCACAGGCTGCGACAAAATCCTTTCCACGTGCCGTCCCGGAAGCCACAGAGGTACGCCTGTTGTGCTGTACGCTTGACAGGATAGCCTGCTGCTCTTTGTCAAGGTACACGCCAAAGGCTTCATGCACGAACTTGTTCCAATCCGCACGCCAAGCGTCTATCAGACCAAGACCTTTTTGCCGTATGATGTCTTTCCGTTTCTTCATTGCTTGATTTTTGCCCGTTTATTTGGCTTCTGCCGCCTTTTCTTTCGTGATATAATAACTTGCCCGTCGAAAGCGAAACAAAGCGTCTGTGGGGCTGAAAATAGCCTCATTCGCCGCCTTGTTGTTCCGCTTCATCCAACATCCCGCTCTCGATAAGGAACGAGGCGAACGACATACCGCCCTGTATGTCCTTTTTCTCCGGGGCATACAAGCCGAGCAGCTTGCGCCGTTCTGCGAGTTGCATACGGATTTCGGATATGTAGGAAGGGTCGCCAAGCCTGATTACCTCCGTTTCCGTCCGCTCTGTCTGATAGGTGCGTATGGAGGTCTGCCCTGTTTCGTTGTCACGGGCAGGAGAGCCTTTCTGCTTCCGGGCTGTTTTCGTGTAGTCCGTCTTTGACTTCTCCCACTGTTCCCACAGTTCCCGGACGGTGTCGTCAATGCGTTCCAATTCAAGCTGCAGGGCTGCGTCCATATCCTCGATACGGTTCTCGCGCCATTCTTCGAGCAAGCTTTGAATGTCACTGTGGCAGGTCGCTATTGAGTAGGTTTTCAAGGCGAGCCGCTTCATCACTTCGGACTGTATCTTGCGTATGCTGTAGCCACGTTTGTAAAGCGTCGCCACGATTTCAAGCCTTGCGAGCTTTACTTGTTGCCTTTTCTTATCTTGTGGTTTGCTCATATCGTCGTCAATGTTTCAAACTGTCCAAATAGATAATCTTGTCGTAGTTCTCTTTCGTCATATAAGCGGTCAAGTCGCCGTCGTTATGGTCGTAGTAGTCGCAGATGCGCTGCGCTTCCTCCTTGCCGAAAATGAGGTCAAGCGATGCCCGGAACACCCTGTACGCATAATCCCCCTCGCCGTGACACTTCATCATGCTGTACCTGTTCCTGATGATTAGGGTGTTGGCTTTGTTGAGCGTGAACGGGGAGGCGATGCACCCGAAAGGCTTGTCAGGCGTGAAATGTATCCGGCACAGACCGTCGGGCGATATGTGGGGACATTTGTGTGTCTTCTGGCTTGCACACAGCTTGCCGTCCTTGACGGTATATCCGAGTTTCTTTTGCCGCTCCGCTTCTTCGGGCAGCAGGGATATAAGCACTTTGTCAGAACCGGTGCAGCAGCTTCCGTGGCATACGTTCCTGATGTAGTCCTCGGAGCAGCGGAACTTATGCTTTATCCATTTGCCGCTTATCTTGGCCCTTACCATTCCGTCCTTGACGGGTGGTTCGTCTGACTGTTCCGTTGACGGATCGTGCGGACAACCCTCCGCTGTGGCTTCGCCCTCGCAGTCCTGCTCGAACCGTGACAGCTCGTCCTCCGTAAACTCTATCTTTTTGAAGTGTTTGGGAATGTCCTTTGTCTTACCCTTGTAGAACACGAGGATATTTTGGTGCATCTTGGCGACCTTTCGGCTATCCATGTACCGGGATGCCCGTAAAGCCGTGCTTGCGCACGTTTCGATAAGGATAAGCTCGTTATATAGGAGCATTCCGTTGTCGCAGAATATCCGTTTGACATCATCGACAAAGTTGTAATATCCGCCTGTTTTCTTATTGCGAACATCTCCCACGACGATAACGGCAAAGCGGTTTTCTTTCAGGCAGGTTATCGCCTTTGAGAAAGCGTTGCGCAGTATGCCGATAAAGCCCTCGTAGGTATCTTGGTTGCTTGCGTCGTTTTCCTTGTCGCTGTACACCTCCAAATCATAGTACGGTGGGCAACTGAAAAGCATATCTTGGCTGTCGGGACTGAAATGTTCAGCCACGTTCTGACCGTCGTCGCAGATGTACCGTATCGGCAAGTCGCGCCCCTCGATTACACGGTTGTTTATATCGACCTGCTCCTGCCTTAACTCTATGCCCGTGAAACTGTGTCCGCACATTCCGAATACAAGCCCCTTTTGGGTATCTCCGGCAAAGCAGTCGAATATCGACGAACCGTCGCCCGGCGTAAACCACTTGCAGCAGATTTCAGACAGCACGGGGTCGAACAGCGATACGCCCTGTGACAAAACCTTTTTCGCCTCCCGTTCTTTCACTTCCTCCGGCACGTACTTGTCGAGGTATTCCTTGAATGACAATCCAAGTTCCTCCCTGTGCTGCCGGGTTTTCTGATACAGGTCTTTGTACTTGATTTCGGGTGATTGTATCAGTGTGTCGCTACGGCTCTCGCCCATATCCCCGATAAGCTCTCGCCACATCTTTTTACGGGCTTGCCAATAGCCTTTTCGGGTGTCGAGGATAGAGAATGGAGGTACGACAAAGCGGTCGTTCAGCGTTGATTTCGGTTCGCTTCCTCCTTGCATTTCTCCGCCGTCAGAACCTCCCCCGGCATTGTCCTCCTGCCATACGTCCACGCCCCAATCCACGAGGTCGTCGTTATCCCATTCGTTGGCGAGCGCATCCATATCCCACTCTCCGAAACCGACGTTATCCTTGATGATGAACTCTCGCTGCTCTGCGTCTGTCAGTTCGGAAGCCTTGATAACGGGTGCCGTCGGCTTGTCTTTCCAACGTAGCCAATACTCAACGAGGTTGTCCTGCTCCGCCTGTGTCTTTTTCTGAAAGTCGCGTATGCCGGAAAGCCTTTCTCTCAATTCCTCCTCCGACATGTCGGCTATGGCTGACAACGCCCGGTAACGCATGTTCCCTCCGAGCGCAACCATCGTGTTATCCACGACGATAGGTCGGAGGTCGAGCATTTTCGGGAGGGCGAGCAGGGAGTTTATCAGTTTCTCGAATTTGTCGTTCTTGATAATTCGAGGGTTCGCAGCGTTCAGTTCTATCTGCGACAGGTTTACCAGTTCTGTTTTCATAATTCCCAAGGTTTATCGTTCTGAAATTCCCCGAACAGTCCCCAACGGCACATAGAGGCATAAATGGGCGTGTCGAGCTTGAATGCCCGGCGCAATTCTGTCGGCTCGATAGTCTGTGTGCCCTCGCACAAGACATTGCCGACAGCGTCGCAAACGGAAATATCTACTTCCTGCTTTCCTATGCAACAGGCGAGGGAGGTGTACACGTCGCATCCGTATTCTTCTGCGTACTGCCTTGCCAGCTTCCGGGCGTAAAGGTTCAGCGTGAGGTCAGCCTTGCTTCCGTCTTTGGTCCATGGCGAACCGCCACCGATACGGCAAGCACCTCCGTAGAAATCAACTGCGAGCTTACGCCCTGTCGTTCCACAGTCCGCTATCGGGCTGTGCTGCACGTACCGCCCTGTCCCGTTGATGATGATTTCACATCCGTCACTGGCTATTCCCCCGGCATGGGCTACCCCAAGCATGTAGTCTCGCACAGGCTTCTCGTCTGTACCGTCCAACAACGGGATAGCAACTATAAGTTTCTTTATCTTCCCGTCGTCGGTAATGACCTGCGCCTTGATATCAAGCCCTCCGATGCCCGAATCGAACAGGTGCTTGCAGATGCGCTTGGCTATGGTATGCTCGTATGGCATACGGCATGTGGAACGGTCGGGGGAGGCGTACCCGAAGAAGATGCCTTGGTCACCCCAACCCGGAAGCCCTTGTGCGATGTCGGGCGACTGTTGGCTGATAAGCGTTGAAACATTGAGCATATCTCCGCAGATGGTGTTCTCTGCGCCCCATTTCTGCTGATACCTACGTGTGTACCCGATTTCGTTCACGGCTTCACGGACGAAGCCTGCAATATCCTGTGAGGAGAAATGGTGTTTGCTCGATACTTCTCCGCCAAGTGTTACTTGATGCCCTTTGATTTGAACCTCGACCGCATACCTTGTTTGTGGGTCGTGTTCGATGTATCGGTCTAACAGGTACTGCGAAATGTAATCCGCCACCTTGTCAGGGTGTCCGAGTGATACGTACTCTGAAAATTTAATCATGGTCGTTACTGTTTGATTGTTAATTGCACAAAAGTAGCCAAAATGATTATAATATAATCACATTAAGGCAAAAAAGGGGCTTTTTCAGGGTTATTTAGCCCTAAAATCGCAGCTTTTATGAGATTTATGGTCGATAGCTTGTAAAGTTCGTCAGGTGTTGTTCTGAACACCCTCCAGCCCATGATCGTGGCGGTGTTGTACTTCTCGATGTCTCCAAGAAATCCTTTCGGGGAGGTGTGCCGTCCCCCCGTCCATACACCGCCCTCAACCTCCAACGCTATCTTATGCTCCGGGATAGCGTAATCAAACCTCCAACGCCGGGTAGGGTGGAACTTGTATTCCTTGACGCACTCCACCTTTAAGTCCGTCCGGCAGATCGTGGTAAATACGTCCCTTATTTGATACGAATTCCCCGTCTGTCGGCTTTTCTTTGTTTTCGTGTTATGTTGCCTGTTCATTGTAAGAAAGTTTGAATTTGGGGCGCATTCAACGCCAAGACGACAGAACGGGGATTGCCCCCCGAACTGCCTCCTTGTGCGCCCCGGTTGATACTCTAAAACGGCAGGTCGTCATCGTCCACAACCACCGCCGAGGTGTCTATGGGTTTCGGGCTTGCCTTAATCTCGTGCATACCTCCGAGGATGGGTGTACTGTTGCGCTCTTCCTCGGTCATTGCGTCGTACTGTTCTTTCGGGAGCGACACCTTGACGCAGTGTGTGTCGTTGTACCGGGCTTCCCTCATTTCGATAGCCGTCATATTCAGATAACAGCCCTTTTCGCCGAGGAACATTCCGCTGTCCTCTATCGGGATAATGAGGCAGCGTTTCACTGCGCCCGTCCGTCCTTTCAGGTCTTTCACAAACGCCCCCTTAACTTTCAGGAGGTCTGCCTTGATGCTGTAATTTGCCATTTTTTGTCGCTTTAATCGGTTGAAAATACGGTTTGTTAATAAAAGTTCGGAACATTTGCGTTCAACGGTTTACCGCCCTGTCAATGGGGTTTCCGCCTCCTTTTCGGGTTACTCCGTGTCCGGTGCCAATAGGGTTTCCGGGTGCAGGTTTCCCGTGCGTGAAGCCTCTCCCGGTAGGGTGGGTACGTGCGCCGTTTCCCCTTAGCCGGGTGTACCATAAACTCTTTAAGACGTTCCACCACGTTTGTTATCGCAAAGTCCTCCGCCATATCTTTTTGCATTTGGTCTACTGCCTCCAAAAATTCTTTTACAGCCTGTTTCAGCCTGTCGCCAACCTGTTGGAGCTTGTTGTTTAAGCTGCTATCATTCCTCGCCCTGTCCTCCTGTTGGGTTATCCCGTTCTTCGTAGTCTATGTAAATATCTTCTACCGTCCCGGTTTCCGAGCGGTGGAAGCGTATGCGGCTGATAAGTATGCCGCCCTGTTCAAACTGCTTGTTGGCAGCGGAGAGGAAGCTGCGGACTTCCTCAATGGTTATTTTCCGTTCCATAATTTCCTCCTTTCAGTAGTTCGGGGTTGTCATAAATATTGCCGATAACCTCTATTTGTTCGGGATAGTCGTCTTTTACAGTGCTATATAACGTCCATCTGCTTTCTCCTGCCGGATGATTTACATAGACAACATCGTAACAATAACCTCGGACACCGCCTTTTACCCAACCGATAACCTTACCTTTAGCCCCAAGAATATCTCCGTCGTAAATCCCATTGCCTTTGCAATCATACAGTTCTGTAAACTGACCGACCGTTTCGGAGTCTGTGAAAAATCCAGCTGTTCCCGGCTCGTGGATATAACAGGCATCGCCAACCTGCATGAGGTTTCCATAATGCCATTCTCCTGTGTGTAGGCTTTTGCCTCTGAATTTTATTTCTCTGTTCATTTTTTATGTTTTGTAAGTTTTCTAATAATCCGATTTAGGTAGGCGTTCTCGCTTTCGAGGTCTTTAATCTCTTGGCGCAAAGCCTTTACCGTCTTGTTATATTGTTCACGCTCAAACTGTGGAAAAGAACATTCGTTCCGGCAAGTGCAATCCTCCATATCGCCTGAAACAGCAACAGCCATACAGCCGGGGATCAATACCTTTTCGCCCTGTTCCGTGTAGATGTAGTGGCATTTCATCGCTCTATCAGAATAGGGTTAATTGGCGTGGCTCTCCTTTGTGCCGTTCCATTGTCCGGGCGTATCGGGTGCATTTATCTCGGTAGGGACAGTTGCCATTCTTCGCCCGTATGAATTTATCCACCCAAGCATCCCAATTATCTTCTCCTTTGGTCTCTTCATCTTCATGCAAAAAGTCTAACAGGTCAAAGCACATGAAAGCCTTGCTGTCTAATTTTCCGTCATGAAGCTCTACAAGTCCGTTACTTTGCGGTCTGCCCATGTTGCAACTGTTTTAGAAGTTTCTGCAATCCCCGTCCGTCCTGTATAGTCTTACCTGTTGCCCATCCGCTGTACGGGTAAAAGAACACCGGGTGTCCTTTGTGGACGAACTTAATCATTTGGCTATCCCTGTGGATAATCTCGTAGCCCAATTCCTCGATACGCTTAACAGCATACTCAATCCGGGTAGGTTCGAGGCGTTGCTGTCTTTCTATGTTCAATCTTGCCATAATTTTTACGCTGTTTTATATGGTTAAAACGGGCAGTCTTCTTCGGGGGCTTGCATAATGGCATCCCAATCGAACCGTGCCGCCTCCGCTGCATCCTGGAGCCGTCGCTTTTCTTCTTCTATCAAGTGATTGCTATTATCCCATACAGGCTCTTGCCCGTTGGTATAAGGCGTGTACCGCCCGTTGTTCAGGTTGTATTTGAACAGTGCTGTTCCGCACTCTCCGAGGTGTCTGAACTTCACCTTTTGCACGTGTACTTCCACCGTGTTTTCAAGACGGTTGCGGTGTACCACGATACCGAAGTCTGCTTTGTTGTTGAAATTCGCCGAGCCGCTGATGTCATACAGCGTCGGGGCTTCGATTATTCCGTCTTTATTCTTGGGCATCTTTGTCGGGTGCGCCATAAGGATTATCAGCACGTCGTTCAACTGTGCGAAGTTTGTCAGCTTGTCGAGCAGCCGGGATATGTACTTCGTTTCGTTCTGACCCTCGCTCTCGTCTTCAAGCCTGTTGTACGGGTCAATAACAAGAGCCTTTATACCACGCCGCCGGACGAGGAACTTCGCCCGTTCAAGTATCGTGTCAAGCCTGTAATCGTTGTGTGGAGCGATAAAGAAGAAGTCCGTTTCGAGGTGTTCCTTGACCTGCTTATATTCGCCGAACGTGAGGTGTTGCTTGTCGAACTTCTTGCCTGTGAACTTCTCTATCAGTTTCGATGCGTGATAGGCGAGCGGTGCGTTTTCCGGGCTGAAATAAGCGAAACGCCACCCATAGCGCATATTCAGCCGTTCGGCTATCTCGTCGATGAACTCCGACTTTCCGCTGCCCGGTATGCCTGTAACGACACAGAGGCGTTTGGTCTCAAATGACAACAGGCGGTCGAAATTCTCGTGTCCTATCGTCACGCCTTTCTGCATCCCATACTCAAACAAAGCGTCAAGCGACTGCTCGAAGTCTGACACAGTGAAAATGCCCTCAATCTTTATCTCCGGGGCGTTGGCGAGGCATTGCAACAGGCTGTCACGCCCATATTTCATCAGGTGTTCGTTGGCATCCTTGCAGCCCTCCCCATATTCAAGAACCCGGCAGCGTTCTGCCCCGAAACGCCTTATCAGCTCATCCCGGAGCATAACACCTTTTGTGTCGGTATCGGAGGCTATGAAAATCGTTTCCTTGTCGTCGAAATACTCCTCGATGTAATCGTCGAGGTAGTCGAGGTTGGCGTTCGCCCCGTTCGGCACGCTCACAACGTCGTGCCGTCCGCATTCATAGAACGACAGGGCATCCATTTCCCCCTCCGTTATGATGCACTCCTTGCAGCCTTTTATCGCATCGATGTTGTAAGGCAGGAGTTCAGCCCCTGACACGAGCTTGAAATGCTTGTCGCCTGTGCGGTACTTCGTGTTCACGAGTTCCCCGTTGTGGTAGTAGTTGAACTGCACCGTGTTCGCCTGTCCGTTTTTTTGGGGCATCCACTCGCTACCCTCCGTTATCTTCATAGCCTCGACCGTCGCCCGGCTTATTCCTCGCCCGGCAAACCATGCGATAGCCTTGTCAGAGAGCGTGGCGTTGCCTGTATGCGTCGGCTTCTTGTAAACGGGCTTCTGCCGACGCAGCGGCTTGTCATTGAACCACGGCTGGCGTTCCATCCACCTTCGCTTCTCCTGTTCGTCCGGCTCTTTGGCGCATCCCGAAAAGCCGCAGTAGTGGCATTTGAACATACCCGTCGAAAGGTCAACGGAAAGGCTCTTGTCTCGTTTGTCGTGGCGTTGGTCACGGCATTGTGGACAATACACTTTCACGTTGCCCGATGTCCGTCCATAGGGTATCTTTATCCCGTATTTCTCCCAATTCATCATAACAGAACCCATTTAGCCGTTGCACTATCCCAAGCGTGTTTGTCGCTCGGTCTTGGCGGTGCGTCCTGCGGTATGGTCGCCTTTCCCGAACCGTATGTACGCCGTCCTGTCTCTTTGTCGATGTATTCGCCGACACCGAGTTTCGCCCGGCTGTCATCAGCCTGTGTCTGCGCCGTTCCCCGTTTGTTGTCATAGTTGCCCTCCATGACCTTGATGCTGTTTCCGCTGTTGCTGAACAGCCAATCGAACGTCGCCACCCACTGATGGCTGTTACTGCCTTTGAGGAAGTCGCTCGCCTGTATGCGCCGGAAGATGTCCTCTGCCGTCTGCATCCACACGTCAGGCGTTTTGCCCCACTCGTCGCAGCGGCATTTGATTTTCTGCCTCCTCGCCTCGCTCAACTTCTGCACCTTGGGCAGAGAAACGCAGACAGAGTTCCACAGGTCGGCGATACCCTGATAAGGGTATTGTATATTCTTCTTTTCTCTATTTTCTTTTTGTTTACTCTCTTTTTCTCTATTATCTTTTACTATACTATGGGTGTTATCGTTGCGATAACTTTCATTATCTGACATTTCCGTTTCGTTATCCCCGTTTTTATATTGTTGTCGCCTGTTTATGAGGCGAGCGAGGCGTTCCCTGTCCCGTTTGCGTTTCTCCATGAGAGAGGCAAAACGGCGTTGGTGCGCCTCGCTGTACAGGTGTTGGTCGTCGGTCATTTGGAGAAGCCCTACCTTGCAGCAGTAGTCCACGATTTCCTCCAAAAGCTCGACAGGCACGTCAAAATCCGCTGCGAGCAGTTCCCGGTTCAACTCGTTATAATCTATCTCGAAATACTCGCCGTCTGTCAGAGATTCAAGAATGAAGCACCACACGGCATACCCCGTATGTTGGAACTTGCGGCGCAGGGCTTTGACCTTTACGTCGTTCCGCATATCAGCGTCATGGCTGAAATACTCTGCGTTGTTTTTTTGAGGTCGTGCCATAATCCGTTCAGTTAAAAGTTGCTATGATTGATTTCCGCAGTTTCTCGTTCCGGGCGTTCCACTCGAAAGCCCGTATCATCCACTGCCTGTATTGCAGGGGTATGTCGGCAATCCTGTTGCCCTTGTACTTGCCGAAAGGCATTATCTCAATGGGGGCGTTAGCCCGTGCGTCGATAGCCTGTGTGTCCTCACGGGTGTACTTCCCGATGTCGTGTATGGGTATGCCGGAGAGAAGCCGTCCGCCCGTGCCGAACATGCGCCACATCTTGCCATGCTCAAATCGGATGTCCTCGACACGCCCGAAACGGCTCACGTTGCCGCCGAGGTCAATAATCAGGGCATCCTCCTTGTCTTTGTCAATACGGGTCGCTCGCCCGATAATCTGATAGTACAGGGCTATGGAGGCGGTAGAGATACCGAGGACTATGCAATCTATCCCCGTGTAGTCAAAGCCCGTAGAAAGCACCCTTACGTTGAAAATAACCCGTATATGCCCGGCTCTGAAACGGTCTATGATGTCCGCCCGTTCCCGTTTGTCCATGTCGCCGTATATCACGGCGGAGTTTTCATATTGGTTTGACAGGTCGATAGCGTCCTGTACGGAGGGAGCAAAGGCGAGTATATGTTTCCGTTCCGGGTGACGGTCGAGAGCGTCGATGATAGCCTGTGTGCCGCCGTTGGCTTCGTATGCCTGTTGTACGCTTTCCTCCGTGTATTCGGATTTTGAGGTGTTGAACACTAACAGGCTGTCGTCAAAGTCCGAAGCCTCGTACAGCAGCTTGCTCCAATATCCGAGCTTTACCATTTCCGATACCTGCCCGACGTGGATTATTTCCTTGAAGAAGTTACCTTTCTTGCTCCGGGAGGTCAGCATCACGAGCTTTGAGAACGTGCTGCCCTCCCTGTCCCGGTTCGTCTGCAACTTTACAGGCGTAGCGGTTATTCCGAGTACGTGCGTTATGCCGCTGTCTTTGAGGAAGCGTCCGAGCATACTGTCTGCCTCACGGGGGTAAAGGTGTGCCTCGTCGATGAGCATCTTCGTGAAGCCGTACCGCTTGAATTCAGCCCCAAGGTTTTTTATTGAGCCTATCGTGGCGTAGGTTATTTGTGCTATCTCCTTGCGCCCGAAACTCGCGCTGTAAATCCCGGCATTCGAGCCGAAATCTCCGCATAGGGTGCAATACTTCAAATAGTTCTGCTCCAACAACTCCTTTGAGGGTTGGAGGACTATCAGTTTGTCGTTGCTGTTCTTGGCTACGTATGCGGTCAGGATTGATTTGCCCCAAGCCGTAGGCAGGACAATGAGGCTCGGCTTCGGCTTCGCCTCCTGAAAGAACCGTATAGCCTTTTCTATCGGTTCGGCTTGGTTTTCCCTGAGTGTTATCATATCGCTGTTATAAGGAAAAGCCCCGTACTTAGGGCTAACCACGCATAACAGCTCGCGTCGGAACGCCTTTCGGCTGTTCCACCCATATACAAGGCTTTTATTTTCTATGTAGTTTATACTGTTCATCTTTCGGTTATTGCAAATATAAAACGATTATATTATAATCACTTCAAATCCATAGGAATTTTTAACCGAGCAGTTAATTCTTCCTTTGAAAACGGCTGTTTCGCTTCCAATACCCGGTGCAGTTTCATCGCTAACCGCTTCGTGTTGTACGTCTTGTTGTCCGTCCCTTTCATATTCTCACACATAAGCTCAATGTAGCGAAGAATGTCATCCCGTTGCTTGTTTGATATGATTATCATCGTTTCTTGTTTTAGGTGTTATTTTAACAGGAAACGCCGTGCG